TTTTCATAAATTCAATACATAAAATATATTTTTCATAATTATAAGTGGTTGAATAACAATATTGTGTGTTATTTTTACTTAACAAACCTTTGCTCATTACATTTGCAATGTGTGCGAATAATTCAAAATCTTTAAAATGTGTTGTATGATTATGTATTATAAACTTACTATTTTTCAATTTACTCCACCTCACTTTTAAATCTATCTTCTATCTTTTTCCATTCTTCTTTTGTAATAATACCTCTGTCTGCTTTCTCCTGCAAATTATAATAACATTGTTTTAGGTATCGGTCGTTGTGTTCAGGATAATAAAAATTACCATAACCTATTTCTCCATTATCTCTACAAAATTGCAAAATTTCATCAAAATATTTATATTTTGTATTTATTTTTCTAAAATTCAATTCCATTATTAAAATTGTTACATAAGTTGCAAAATAAATATTATCATAATCCATAACATAACTAACCAACCTATGTTTTAATGTTCCTTTCTCCCATTGCCTTTTAATAGCGATACATTCTCTCCATTGGCTAACTAACATTGCATTAGGTAGCGCTGGTATTAATTTATAGTGCCATAACCTCATTCCTATCAACTCCTTTCAATTATAATATTACTATAAATTTACTATATTGTCAATATAATTTTTAACAAAAAAAGAGTTATTTTGTGCTAACTCTTTTATAACCTGTTACTGATAAACGATTTTTATAAGTAGGCAAATCAGCTATTTTACTAAATTCATTGTATTTGTGTGTAAGCTGTGATATTTTCTGTTGAGCCGTTGCTATTCCTTCTTTATCACCACTAGCACGAGCTATTATTTGTCTGTCTTTTTGTTTTCTGATGCTTGTTTCTAACTTACGTTGTAATTGCGTGGCTTCATATTTATTATATGTTTTTCCTTCGTATTCAACGGTTTGGTTGTTTCGTTGTTGCATTTTAAATAAAGCATTGTCACTATACTGTGGTTCATCTATACCCATGATAATTGAGAATATAAAATGACGGCAATTATAAGTTCCTATTGGTCGGTCTAGGTTTCCGTTTACTTGTTCAAAACGTTTTTTAGAATATTGACGTCCCTGAATGTCAATGTGATCATCAGCGCAAGGAAAGTGTACACTTATCTCTACACCGTCTGCTCCTATTTCATCTCCTATACGCTCTTGAATGCCTAAATTGACTTGACGTACACCCTCGAGTATATTTTGCCTTACAGAGCTATCTATACGCCTATTATAGCCACTTCTGTATGTAACACTTTCTTCATGGATTTTAACACCACTATCTGCAATATCGTTTATTGTGTTTCTAATGGCACTCTGATAGTCTTTTACACCCGTTGTGACATTATATACTGCCTCGTCTATTAAATCTCTGTATGCCGTCTTAAATGGCTTAAAAATGGTATTGTTGTTTGCGTCTTTAAATGTAAAACCAATATTTGTGGAATTAGCGAGATTTCTAAACGTTCCGTATGTTTCTTGTTTTATTGTTTCCACGTATCTTTGTAAAGGCTCGTTGTTTTCATAGTCAACAAATTCTTTATTCTTGGCTTTATAATACTTCTCGGCAAAGTCCACATTCTCCTCTGCTACTCTATCAAGTAGTCTATCGACATCTAAAACCGACTTCCCACTTATTTGAGCAAGTTCCTCTAATAAATCGTCAAGTTCAATCCCATATTTTAATTCTTGTCCTAATTGATAGGCTTGGCTTGGTGACACCTCGCCTATTTGTTTTATAGCCTCGCCTATCTTTTTCAATACTTTCGTATTATACTTATTAAATCTCTGATAAAATCTTTCTAGTACTAAATCAAGTTTCTTTTCATCTTTCATAAAGACACCTCTAATAAATTATATCATAAAAAAAGAGATTTTATTAAATCTCTAATTCCTCTAAAGCCACAACATCTAAAATAAATGGCTTGTCAGTATTTGTTTGGCTTATGTTTGTTTGCTTATCATAACTTAATTTTATTGCTTCTAACTGACTTATTAATGTACTATCAGTTATTTCAGTATAGGTTGGGGTTGATAGCGGGTAGTAAACTTCAGTATTATGAGTTGTTAGCCATGTCTTAAAGTCTGCTACTGTTGTATAACTTGAATTTCTAAATATTACTACATTGTTATTTGTGCTATCGTGTATAAAAAACTCACCATTACTTAATTGACTTGCACCTGTTACTGTTGAGTTGTATTTAAAATAATTACTTAAACCTGTTCTTACACTACTTAACTTTGTAATATAGAAAGTATCAGTTCCCCATTGATACCAACTTTCACTACCATCAAAAACAACCTTACCTATTTGTTTATTTAAGTACCATTTACCATTGTCTTTTACTATGCTATCTTGATAATCTCCTATTTTGCATAATTCTATTGAGCCTAGATTTATTGGGTAGGTTTGTTCTTTATGTTCTTCGTATTCAGTAGCAGTTGATGATTTTTCTAGTTGCAATTTTAAATTAATATTATTTGCAGTAAGTTGATATACATAAAAGCCTAATACTACTCTTGTCTTTTCACTTAATGTAAATGTTGAAGTTGTATTATTATTATTAATTACTGCTAGTTGAGTATTATCATTATATGTACTTATATATTTAGATAATGCACTACTTTCATTTTGTTTTAAAACATAAGTTCCTGCTTCTAAATAAAATGAAAAGTTGTTTTTAAAACTTGCATTATTTCTATATGTTTCCCCACTACTTGTTCCGTTTAAATATAATTCCCCATTTTGAACATAATATCTTATTCCATTTAAAGTAAAATCTTGATTAGTAAAAGGCAATAAATTTTTCCCACATATATTAATTTCATTATCTCCACTTACTACATGAATATCTTGTGGACTATCAGGTGTTGGTGTTCCTTCTTGACTTGTATTACCTTTTAATTCTATTTTCATTTTCGCTTGTATTGTATTGTTTAATGTTAGACTTTCTCCTGTTCCATTTACTTTATTCCAATTATTCCATAATGTATCAGTTCCATTTGCTAGAAAGTCTTTGTATATGTCTATTAATTTGCTTGAATACACCCTAAAAGGTTCGTTTGATATATTTGCACCACCTAAGTTTAAATTGTCTTTAATAAGGGTTTTTGTGGTGTTTAAATAGGTTAATTTTTCCGCTGTTGTACTCATTAAATCACCTCACCATTAATTGTATCAAGTGCTGTGTTTATATCGCCTACTAAACCATCTACATATGATTTTGTTGTTAAGTCTTTTCCTGTGATTACGTTTTCTAGTGTTTGTTTTGATATAAAAGCATTATTGTTTAAACTTTCATATTGTGCGTATGTTTTTCCCTGTGCTAATAAATAGCCATTGTAAACTTCACTTGCAAATGAATTGCTAGTTTTAAATACACCACCTGTACTTGCATTAGCATAATCAGTATTCTTAACATAGTCTGTTAAATCATCACTTTGCAATGCTGTATCTGCTTTACCTAAACTTGTTTGTACTGCACTTGCTAAATCTGTACTTGGTATTCCTCCACTTGGTTTATCATATTTTGCATTCCAAGTTGTTTTTTCACTTGTATTTGTAAACTTATTACCACTATTTGTATCATCTATGTAATCAGCATTTAATTTATTTGTACTTGTTATTTCTGTTTGTAGTCCTGCTACTAAATCTCCTACTGGTATATCTACTGTATTTCCATTTTGTAATGTTAATACTATTTTCTTATTTACACTATCAAATGAACCACTTACAACTACACTTTCTAAAGGTAAATCTATTGTATCTGTACTTATTACATTTCCATCTATATCTTTTAAACTTAATGTAATAACATAAGTAGAACTATTTATTTCTAAATCTATTAAACTACCTGTATTTGTTTTTAATGTGTAATATGTTAAATCATTTACATTTTTTGTTATAAACAAACTTAAATCAGGTTTATTTGTTAAATCATTATAATTTCCACTGAAATCACTTTTATTATTCCAAGTAGTTTTTTCAGTATCACTTACTAATCTATGTGTACTATCATCACTTAAATCTGCTAATGCCGTTGGTATATCACTTGTTTTTGCTTTACTATTTAAAACATTTTGCAAATCTGTTTGATTACTTAATGTACCTGTTATATTTCCCCACTCTGTTGCTATTTTACCTGTTGCACTTATTACATTATTTTTTATTGTTATATTTTCTCCTGCTGTTAATGGGTCTTGTTTTTCATTTATTAAACCTCTTATTTCAGTATCATCATAATTTTCTAAACTTGCTAATTTAGTTTTTTCTTCGTTTGTATAATCATTAGTTGATAAATCTTTACCCTCTACTTTATCTATTTTAGTATTTTCTAATTCATTTATACTATTAATATTATTTTGAATAGCTTGTTCTATTTGTTCTTTATCAGTTGGTGTAATAGGCTCGCTATTCTCGGCGTTGTCTTTTAAACTTCCAACCCATGTATCAAAGTAAGCTGGACTTGGATTATATCTCTTTATTTCTTCTTCATTTTCTACTAAATAAGCAACAACACCAATTTCAACTTGCCCTTGTTTATTTAATACTTCGTAAGGTATATTACATTGATTATTTATTATTATTTGTTTATAAGTTTTACTATTTAATGTAAAATATGCTTCTTTTACATAATCTTCAGTTATTTCTTCAGCAAATTCAAATTCAACACTTGTTATATTTATTTCTTTTTCATTTACTGGTTCTTTAACTATTTCAATTTTGTGTGGGTTTACTTTTAATAGCATTATTCGTCACCCCCTCTAGTTCCTAGTAAGTCATCAACGCTAGGATTGTTTGCTTTTATTTCATCAATGGCTTTTTGACTTTGTTCCATATCTTCATCAGGTTTAATCCAGTTTCTTAATTCAGCCTCGCTAATAACATTTTTGTTAACTCCAGCCATTAAATGATTAAACTCGGCATCTGTGTCTTCTAGCAATGAATAACTCCAGTCAAAGCCTAGTTCATATTCTCCTTGTGGTGATAGGTTATAAGCATTTGCTAAAACATTACAAGCATAGAAGAAGTCCTCCATACATTTTTCCAAATTAGAGCGCATATCGTCTACAATTGTAAAAGTATCGTACATGGCTCTTTTAATTTCAGTAGCTGTTGCATTTTCGGTGTTTAATTCACTTATAATACCAGCACTTGTACCTATTTCGTGTTCTAGCCTTTTATAAAGTTCTTGTAGTCTGTCTGCATAACTTCTAAACGCTGGATCAAATACTTCAAATCTATCCTCGCCATTTGTTCCAAAATCTATTTTCTTAAACAAACCATGTGCTGGTAGCTGATTCTTGCCGTTAAACATTGTAACGTCAACCCCAACAAATGGGCGTTTCAACTCATATTCATCAAGCAATTGTTGCATTGTTGTTTTAATTTCATTAATAGTTGCTTCACAGCCATAAGTAATAGGCACTCCGTACTTGTCATTAGCTCTACGATTATTGATTGGCGATTTTAAATAACCAAATAACACACGGTCTACATTTGTTATTGTCTGTACTTCTTGTATATTAGCCCAGAACTCTGGCGTTGGTATTTTATTTCCTTTATCATCACTAAACTGTTGTGTTATTACCATGTTGCCATTCTGTATCTGATAGTTAGTCCACCTCATGTAAGTCTTGGTGTTTATATTTCCATTAATTACTTTTTTCTCGGCAAGTACTGTCGCACCTGTTATTAAATCGCCTTCCATTTCATCAATAGTAACTCTATTTTGTGACACAATAGAATAATATATCTTGCCACCTTTTACATAAGGAACTAATATAACTCCACCATAACCAAAGCCCATTGATACAAATTTCTTGGCTTTCTTCCACATTGATTGTCCTGTCTTGTTTAACAAGTCAACCCTTGCGTTATCTCCTGTGATATTCATGTTGCTGTCGCTAATAACATAATTAGCTAGTTTATTACTAAATATTGCATTGAAATTGATGTCGTCAATATATTCATATTCTCTTGCATATTTGCTATTGTTATCAATTTCATGCGCTGTTGTTTGAGTTTTGATTTTAAAAACATTATTTAAAATATATTGTATTATACTCTTAAACATTTTATTGACCTCTTTTCTTCCAAATATTATTTAAAGCGTAACGTATTGAATCGATACAATGGTTGTCGGCGTCTACATAACCACTTATGTAATTGCCGTCTTTGTCTTGTTGATATTCATACGTACTAAATTCCTGTGCTGACACAGGACATCTTTTAGGGTCTATAACAATCTTGGCAAGTGATGAAAGCCATTTCATTGAATAATCAACACTTCCAGCACCTTTTTCAGCACCTCTCATCATAGCACCCCACATTCTAAAGTCGCCGATTGACTTTGGCTCGGCACTATCAGCTATTATTAAATCATCTTCTGTAACCCCCTTTTCTGTTTTTAAATGTTCCCAAACGTCTGCGTTACTCATACGATTGACAACAAATTCATCAAATATATAAAGCGTCCTTTGTGACGGATTATAACAGCACTTAGTCCATGCAAACGGATCGGGATAATAACCCCAGTCAACTCCTTGATATGTATAGTCAAAAGTATTTATCTCTTCATCAGTTATTTCTCTAAGTTCTACGTTTTCAAATACATTACCACCAACACCAGTCATTAAACCTAAGTATTCGTTTTCGTATAATTTTTCATTGACACCTTTTAAGAACTCTGCTTCATCTATGAATGCTTGTCCTAGCCATTTTTTAGGTACTGTTCTATAATCTGATAAATGAACAAGTCGGCTGTCCTTTGGTATTATTTTCTCTATGTTTACGAAGTGTTGTGAACTTGCTGGCGTGTTGTATGAATAGAATTGTATAAAGTCGTCACCACCACGAATAAGCGATTGGTTTATTTTACGAACTTCCATCATACCTGCAAATTGGTCGAACTCTTCATACCATGTAATACCAACGTACATGTCCTTTGGTGTCTTTAATGATTTAATCTTTCCATAGTCATCAGCACCACGGAAATATATCTTTTGCCCTGTCGATATTTTAGTTATCTCAAGTGGTGACTTCGTAAGTTTATAATCGTTCTTAATATGTGGGTAAACCTCGCTAAGCGTATCAATCGCCCACTCTATCTGTGAGTAAACACTATCCTTTAATGTGTCTTTAACTTTACGCAATACCACGCAACACATTTTAGGATTGTTTTCTAAAAGGACGATAAGCACCTCGCTTATGAATGATGACTTGGTAGACCCACGTCCACCCTCTAAATAAAATTCACGGTAATCCCTGTCCATAATGGCACGGTAAACATCCACAAATTGACTAGCCGTGTCTTTGGCTGGTAGTTCTACATAAATATTGCTTTCTTGCTCTTTTCTTTCTTTCTTTTCCATCAAGCTCTGTATTATTTCATAGTTCTTACCACTACCATTTACAGCACCCTTAATTAAGCCTAAAGTGGCAAGTTCTTTGTATGTCTTACCACTTTTTTTATTTGTTTCTTCTAAGCATTTTTCAAGTGTTGCTAACATAGTGGCTTTTTCGCGTCTAGCTTTGCCACTTGCTATTCCACCTTGACGTGCTAACTCCCTTTGTTCTTCCTCCGTTCGTTCGGTAAAAGGAATAAGGTTTTCATCGCCTTTATGAGCCACTATATCACCTCACTTTATTTTTTATAAATATATTATTTTTTAAATCTTATAAAATAATCATTTACTCCATTGCTTTCTATTTTTATGTCTTTTCTTTCTGCAAAACTTTTTAATGTTGAAAATTCATTTTTACTTAATTTTCTACTATCTATATTTAAACCAGTTCTTGGAGCAAATTGTCTTTCTGTTGCTGCTTTGTTTAAATTAACACTTATTTGTTCGTTTATTGAATTTACTAAATTTTTTCTATTTGAAAAGTTTAAAGAACTACCACCTGTTGCTTTATTTTTTTTAGTTACTTTTTTAGAGGTTCTAATTCCTTCACTTTTTTTAGTAGAACCACTACTAGCTCCACGTCCTCCAAATAATTGTATATTAAGCTTCATTTTTATTTCCCCTTTCTTAAACGTGATAAATACTCTTTTGCTGTTGAATCATTTTTCACAAATTTATTTACATTAAAATTATTAACAAAATCATTAAATTCTTTGGTTCTGGCATATTCTTTTAACCCTGTCTTTTTTTCAAATTTGTCATTTATTTCGTTAATAATATTCATATATAATCTATTGCCAACACTTATGTTTTCTTTATATTGTTGGTAAGTTATTCCTAATTGGCTCATAACATTACCCATTCTTTCATTTTTTCCATTCCAAGTTTTTTTTACATCTTTACTTTTAGCTCCCCCATTAATACTACTTGAAGCTCCTCTGCCACCAAACATCTGGATATTAAGTCTCACTAGCAATCATCCTTTCTGTAACTTTATTTTCAAAATAGATTACTTCTATATCGCCATAGTCATAATCTAATTCACCACCATATACTAATATAGTACTAGGTTGTATCTCATTAATCATTGCATCCATTCCATCTTTCCATATTTGGAATGCTTCTTTGTTTCGTTTTACTCCTATTGTTGAAACACTAACAATACTTCCTTTTGGTATTCCTTTAAAGCAAAATTCAAACGTTTCTTTTTCAGCCCAAGACAATGTAGGAATAACTTTAATTCCGTACGATTGATAATACTGACCAATCTGTCTGCTTCGATATATGTTCCAAATTTTCATAGGCATTGGCATATCTAAATAAAGGCTAAAATCAGGACTTAAAATACATTCGTATTGTTTTAATATGTCTATATATTCATCTGGGCTATTCCACACTCTTTCAAATTGATAATCGTCCAAATAAAAGTGAATACCTGTTTTTTTGTTTTCACTTGTTTTAGCATAATTGAATCCTATTAAATCACTAGGAATAAAATTATCGTTTTTTATAATAGGCATTTGCCAAAAGTCATTTGTCGAATTTTCTATATCTACTAAATCAAGGTTGTAAGCGTCATTTGTTCTGTGACGTTCGTTTTCTTTAAATTCTTCATCCTCAAATTGAATATCGTCCATGTCAATATTAAAGCCAAAATCGTTCATATCAATAGTATCAAAATTCATAAGTTCATCATTTAAAATATCAATATCAAAATCACTATTCATAGTTAGTTTATTATGTGCCAATGTGTAAGCTTTTCTTTCTTCATCGGTTAAATGGTCTAGGCGAATAATAGGAACTTCTGTATAACCAAGTTCTTTACAAGCTATTAAACGCCCGTGCCCTTCCACAATTTCATCTTTCCATATTCCAATAGGATCATCCATTCCAAATTGTTCGATAGATTTTTTAATTTGTTCTATCTGTTCTTCTGGGTGTAATTTTGCATTTTTTTCATAAGGTTTTATTGAATTGATATCAACATATTCAATCTTTAATTTTTCCATTCAATGCCTCCCATTTTCTAAGTAAAATTATATCATTAAAACACCAAATTGTCTATTTGCCACGTTTTACCATGTCTTTAAGTGTAGAATAATATTCAAAGTGGTTCATAAAGTTCCATATTTTATCTTTTTTCCAAATATCAAAATCAAGCGAATAAAAAGTGTCACGTGTTTTTCGCATGAATACGACTTTCTCGTGCAAATCAAAATAAGAAAAAGACACTAAAAGACGGTCGTACTCGTCCCTTAATGTCCATAAATTTTTTACAACTTCAGCAAATGTCCAGTTTGGATTAATGTTTAATTCCATAATACCCCTCCATTTTACAATTACATTGTAGCATAAAAAAAGGAACTTTTCAATAGTCCTTTTTCGTAAAATGCTTTTCAGCACCTATTTAGAGATAACTAAGAATTAGAAATAAATATATGAATTTTTTTTTGATAAGGAGTATATTGCTATCTCTACGTTTGTGTTTTCAAAATAAAAGAATAAAAGGGGTGCGTAAGTAGAGTAATTATACTTACATATTTAGTATAACATATAAATATAAAAAATGCAAATTAATTATTTTCTTCTCGATCTTTCTAATTTCTTATATCCTTCAAGCATTTTGCTTTCTTGTTGTAATTCTCTAATTTCTTTTTTAGTTTGTTTTATTAGTTGTGTTTTTAAATATATTAAATATCTTATTTCTTTTTCTCTTGTTTTCATTATTTGCCTTCTTTCATTGATTTTAATTTATTTAATGTTTCATCTAAACAATCTATAATTCCATCTTCATAAAAATCAGGATTATCTATATTTGTTCTATAACTGATTAACCATTTTTCTAACTCTTCCCAATTATTTTTATATTGACCTAGTTCTTGTTTTAAACTCATATAATCTTTAAATTCTTCTAAATAAGCATTGTTTGAGTCTTTATTTTCTTCCAATATATCTCTTAAAGGTTCTAATATTTCTGATTTAATATCACAACCTTGTTTTAAATCACTATCATCAACAAATTTTAAATTATAATATATAAAATCAGAGGATTTTTCGTTTCTTGATTTAAGTATTATATTTTCTAGTGCTAAATCTTTTTGCTGCTTATCATAATTTTCTTTTGTTAAAATTACAAATTCTGTATTTTCTGGCATAGTAGAACTAAAATATTCTTTGCAATTTAATTCTTCTTTTAATTTTTCATTTTCTTTTTGTAGATTAGTTATGTAATTTTGTATTTTTATATAATCTGTCTCGTCTAAATCAAAATAGAGTTTTGTTTTAAATATTTCCTTTATTTCTTCACTCATCTTTATTCCTCCACTCTATATTGCATGGCTTCCATTTGCTCGTGAGTTACGATTGACTTGATATCAGTTTCATCTAAAATTGCTATTCCCCAAGTATTTTCTCTATCTTCAACTCTTAATTCATATTTTTCTTTTTTAAATACTTTATGCCCATTCACATAATCCCCAACCTCAATTAAATCTATAATTTGTGGGCTTGATGGATACATCTTGTTTATTTCTTCTTCTGTAAAATCTTTCGTTATATAATCAATAGTTATTCCACAGTCTAAATAAATATAAGTGTCTTTTCTATCCGAATACATTTGATTAATTCTACCTATTCCTTTTGGTGTCCTAACATAATCTCCTACATTCATTATTACTCACCTTTGCTTTCTAAATCATTATTCATACGGCTTTCTATAAAATTATTTTTAGTATTATTATGGTCTAAATGGTAAAATATAATATCTTTTGGTAAAATATTATAGCAAAAATAACTATTGTTAAAACTTGCAGTATTACCGTCAAACGATACTTTTTTATCTACTATTAAAAGTTGCAAATCTTTATCTAAAAAGAACTCTCCAACTTCCTGATAATTTAAAATAGGTAGTCCACAAATCATTGCAAATGGTTTATTTAATTTATAAAGCCTTTCAAATACTTTTAATTTTTTAGTAAATGGTGGGTTGCTTATTATATAATCATATTCTTCATCTGGTTCATATTTAAAAAAGTCTTGACCATTCCATATATGGCTATAAATAACTTTATGTCCTGCTTCTTTTAAATTAATTACAAACTCACTATGTTTTGTATCAAATGGACACCATATTGTGCTATGTGGTTTTAAATATTTAAGTATAGGTTCTACCAATATCTTTGGTGTGTAATATTCGTCTTTTAAATTAAATTTACCAGTTGATAACCAATTACTCATTATTTTCACACTTATTCTCCTTTGCTTTTGAGATAATCTAATAATTCATTCATTTTGATATGTAAATCATTAACTCGTTTTTCAAGCAATGTTATTCTTTCTTCTCGCCATTCATCTTTGTTTTTTGCTTTTTGTATTTTTTCCATACTATAATATGGTAATTTTTCAGGTATTTTCTTTTCTTCTAAATTAAAATTTTTAAAATCATATTTTTTTATATACCATTTATCATTTTCTTTATAAAAATAGCAATTATCTAAATGTAATTTATCAATTCCTAAATCATTTTCATCTAAAGTAATAATACAATCTCTTTTATCATTATTTATATTGAATTCTATATCATTAGCATGTAATTCTTTTTCTTCTTCTAGGATTTCTACTTCATCATTTAATTCAATATTTCCAAAATGTAATCTATTTATAATTTCATTTTCTTTTAAGTTGCATTCATCATAATAATCATTATTTCTATCAAAATATCTAATTCTAGCATTCTTTGGTGCTTTACCATCTTTAACTATCCCTAATAATTCATATATTGTTATTTTCATATTCTATTCTCCTTTTTATAATTCTACATTTTTATTTTTATTGTTGTTTTTATTTCTCATCTATCTTTTTTATTAACTTTTTAACATTATAATCAAAATCATAAACTATCAATCCTGAATAGAATCTATCTCTGTCAATTAATTCAAAATATGTTTGAGTTTGATTTTGTAATACAATAAGCATCTTTCTTAATTCTTGTAGTTTTTCTTTTTCTGTCATTATTCCATCTCCTTTTTTAAATCTTTTATCTTCTTCCTAAGTTTTTTGTTTTCATTTCTTAGTCTTTCTAACTCCAAAGGCTCGTTTATCTTTTTTATAAACTCTTTAAATAAACCATCTTTAATTATTTCTTCTAATTCTTTCTTTTCTAATTCTAATGTGTTAATTCTTCTTTTGTATTTTGCTACTTCTATTCTATTTATTGCTATTTTCATATTTACTCCCTTTCTTATGTTTCATGTGAAACATTACTAATTATTACATTGTGTTTCATAACCTCTT